TCTGGTGCAACTCCTGGAGTTCACTGGGGACCTGGAGGAAACTTCTTCCTTCGTGCAGTTCGATTTGGAAACACAGACCCAATGATGCATTTATTTAAAGCAGCAGGGTACACAATTGAAGACGACGTAGTATCAGCAAATACATCAGTTGTATACTTCCCAATTAAGTCAGGCCATCCAAGATCAGCAAAAGATGTTACTTTGTTTGAGAAGATTGCACTTGCTGCAACTGCTCAAAAGTACTGGTCTGATAATGGAGTTTCCGTAACACTTTCATTTGATAAAGAAACAGAATCAAAGCATGTTGTTCCAGCATTACATATGTATGAGGGACAACTAAAGGCAGTCTCATTCCTTCCAATGGGAAATCACACATATCCACAACAACCGTATACTCAGATTACTGAAGAGGAGTATAATGGCTATATTGGCAAATTGAAACATATTGACTTTGGAGCAATCTACGATGGTGTAGATAATCTAGAGGCTCAAGGCGAATCATATTGTACAACAGACTATTGCGAAATTAAGGTGGCAAAATGATACACATAAAGAAAAATGTAATAAGTAAAGAAGATGTAGCATTGATGTTTGAATATGCATCAACAGCAGATTTTCATACAAAGGCTGGCCATGTACCACTACATGATCAACTATTTGATGGGGGGGCCCCTTTCGACATTAGAACAAGAGGAGAAATTCCAAAACATCTATTGGATATTTTTTCAAAGTATTCCAAAGCAATTTGGGAGTTTGTATCTGAAATAGAAGAACTACCCTATAACCCACCAATGTTTTCTAAGTATTATCTTGCAAGATATAAGCAGGGGTTTGCAGATAGTGGATTTCACTTTGCAGACAACAGGCCTACTGGAACATATGGATCTTATTTATTTTGGAATAAAGTAGATCTGGGTGGAGAGTTAATATCTAAGAATTTTGGAACTATTGACATTGAGCCAGGGGATCTTGTCTTTTTTACTGAAACAGAAGAAAATGCTCATATGATTTCAAAAGTTCAATCAGAAAATCCATTGTTTGTAACAGAGGCTTGGCTTGCTCCAGTTGGAGTTTGTCCAGATCCAAATACTACATATGAAAGATGGGACTGGAGTAATTACGAAATTAGAGGCTTCTAATGATTGATAAAATAAAAGTTGTAAAAGGGTTTATTAATAAATCTGATGCAAATATATTATCAGACTACGCAAAAGCAAATGATAAAGAATTTACAGAGTTTGGTAATGGAGAAAAAGAGTTTACATTTCATGCATCTTTTTCTAATTTAGATATTTTAAAAATGCTTAATAATTATGGACAGTCTGTTTTGTCTTTTGTTAGAGAAAACTATGAAGGTCCATTCCCAGATTTTGATTCATCAAAAACACATATTGCTAGATTTACAGAGGGTTTTGGAATGCATGAGCACTTTGATTCCACAAAGCCCAACGATATAGCAACCCTTATATACCTTAATGATGATTATGCTGGGGGAGAAATTTATTTCCCAGAATATGATATATCTATAAAACCAGAATCTGGAGATCTTGTCTGTTTTCCAGATACCCCAGAATTTGTTCATGGAGTAAAACCAATCACGTCTGGAACAAGATATACATCACCACGATGGTTTACCCGCATTGTATGATAAAATAGGCTAGGAGAAACTATGTCTAGCCCATCAAACTTATACGCAGAAAAAATTTATTCAGAGCACCCAACCCTCTTGTGGGCCCTTGACGACCAGTGCGATTATATTTCTTTAATTTCAGAAGATCAAAGAAAAGTCTATAATTGGACTCCGACTGATGGAATTCTTTCAAATTCTTCTGCTACCGATGAGCCATTTCCAACAAGTTCCGTAACAAAGGTTGTTGGAAATAAAACTAAGACTGGCACAAAAATTGTTAGCCCAGACCTTTTTAGATTTAAAACGTTAGACTCTAATTTTGGCACATTTGCTTTAAGTGGATATATTTATTCAAAGAGTCAATATATTGCTGGTATAGATATTGGCTATGAATACTATGATGCAACTAGTGGAAGCCTAGTAACAAAAACTAGACAGTTTATAACATCAATACCTAACAAATGGCTTCATGTAGCCGAAACTTTTTCAATACCCACAGATGATGTGTATTGTAGAATTGTGATATCAATTAACTATATTCCTGGTGGAACAGATGAGGATTATGAGTTTTTGATTAATGGAGTAACTGCTGGTCAATGGTCTGAAGAATTTAATGCAACATCTTTAGGACAAACAAAGATATCTTTACCTACTTCAATTAATTTACCAGCATCAAATGCTATACCAGCATATGCATATGGACTTGAAGATAAACAAGGATATTACTTGGTTAATGAAAATAAACTTCTTGCAAAAAATTCAGGTGCCCCAATGGTTTTTGGATCTTCAAATATTACAACACTACAACAGCCAGAATCTGGTCCATCTGTCATTGTTCCAGGAAATGGATTCTTAAATGATTTTGGCAAATTTAAAGAACAGACTTTAGAGTTTTGGATGAGAGTCCACTCTTATACTTCTATTCCAAAAAGAATTGTGGGTCCAATATCTTCCGATGATGGGTTATGGGTTAACGGCCCTTTTCTTATATTAAAGATTGGCAATCAAACACAGTCGTACTCTGTAGGAGAATGGTATAGGCCAATGCTTATACATATAAGATATAGCAGGTCATCTGTTTCTATGTTTATTAATGGAGACGAAGTTATATCACTAAACATATCTTTACAAAACTTATCTTTTCCAACTAAAACAACAAACTCAAAAGATAATGACTGGATTGGATTTTATACATATGACGATGTGTCTCCTTTTGAGGTGGACTGTGTTGCAATTTATTCATATAAGATTCCAGCAATTGTTGCAAAAAGACGTTTTGTTTATGGTCAAGGCGTTGAGTATCCAGAGCAGATAAATGCTGCTTATGGTGGAAAATCAGCAGTAATCGATTATCCATTTTCAAAATACTCAAATAACTACAATTACCCAGACATTGGAAATTGGTCACAAGGATATTTATCAAATCTATCTATAGTAAACAATTCATTACAATTCCCAAAATATGATTTGCCAGAAATACGACTATCAAATAAAACTGAGGCTGAGTTTTATTCGAAAATGCATGAATCTCAAAATGAAATTGGTACACACTTTTTAACATTTCAACCAGAAGGATGGTCTTCAACACAAGGCTATTTATATTTTCCAAAATTTGAAATGCTTACTACCCAGGTTAAGTCATTTTATGGGATATTTAAAACAAAAAAGAACATAACTCAAACTGGTGGGCAAATACTTTTTAAAGTAGTAGACTCTACTAATCAAAATTTCTTTTGTATAAGGCTTGACAATGGGGCATTAATATATTCTATTAAAATAGGAAATACCGAAGAGATACTATATTCAACATATTTTCGTGTAGGAGAAATTTTTGGTGTTGGTATAAATATTGATAGATTTATATCGCAGTTTGGGTTGGCTACTGCTTCATTTTTTGGAAATCGATCATCACTAGAAGTCTATGTTGGTGGAGACTCTAGCAATCTAAATACATTTAGTGGCAATATTTATAGTATTAGTTTTGCAAATGATAAACAATCTCTTAGTGTTGATGAAGCATTTAATAGTTGGGGAGTTCCACTAGACTATGAAAACTTTTTTACAGAGTTTTCATTAGAGACTGGACTTGGAGAGTTTGATTTTGATGCAGGAACTTATAGCAGGTTGGTCTGGGAACACATAGCAGATGGAGGTACCCCAAACTCCTTTACTACAGAGACGCTGCGTGGAAATCCATCATCATACAGTATATTCCCAAGAACATATTTTGATAAATACTACCTGGATATTTCTTCAGTTGGATACTGGGAAGATTCTATTCCACTAAGTTATTTAGCCAAATATGTTCAAGATGAGTCTGGAGATAGTTATTATGATCTAGACTTTATACAACTAAATGTAAACTATCCAGCCCCAGCAAAATATGTTGAGTCAGAAACGCTTAGCCAATGGAACTATGGAGAAGCAAAAACTGTAGTCGTAGACGGGGTTACAAAAACATTAAAATCTTTAAAGCAAGAATATTCTGAGCCAGTTCAAAAATCTTATTCATTTTTACAAAATCATTTATTTACTGGCTATGAGTCATATACAGATCTTAAAAATAAAAGCATAAAAACTTATGCCTATGACACATATGATTCTTTTATAAAAACTTATGTTACATTTAAGTTTAACTCAGAATTAACAAAAACCTATGGAGATTATACAGACTTGACTATGGCTCCAAAGAATGGCGTAATTTCTCCAGGAGATGAATGGATAACCACTAAGTATGAATTTGTTGACGGGATGGTTGTTTATCCACCACCAAGTGTAAACTTTTCTGATTTATCTATAACTATACACGTTGAATTTTTTACTGATGGACAATCTAGAAGCCCAGTTGTTCTAAAACAATTACAGTTGGCATCTCAAGCATTTAATAATACAATGCCAAATCCAATAGGAACTAAACTTGGCATGGATATATATCCGTATAAAGTATCTGGGCTTTACTATGATAACAAATCTCAAAATCCATTTTCAATATATAAAGGAAGCACTCCATATTTTTATTTAACAAGAAATAGTGGAATCAAAGTTCTTGGAGATTTTGAACCTTTTGTTGAGCGTGGCATTTCTATTCCCATTAATAACCATAAGAATTCTAAGTTTGATTTAATGGCAGCACAATTTGCCTTTAGGTATGATCAAGACTTTTTCCCATACTCTCCAACAGAAATATTTAACTTTAGTAATAATAGTAAAAAGATTAGGTTTTATGTTGTTGCAACAGACCCAAATGGAAAGCGTGGAAAAATCTATGCTATAAGTTCAAAAACTGGGCAAATTGAAAATGGATTATCCTTTTATCTTAATGGAAAGGTTGTAAAAGATTTAGTTATAACGGCTCAAGAGTGGAACTACTTTGGACTCAGTTTTGTTGACTTATTAAATATGGATACTATTTCGGGAGAACTCAATTTTAATGGTCCAGGAACATTCAATAATGTTTCTTTATATGAGGCCTCAAGACTTACAGAGGTCAGAGATGTTCAGAAAAGGCCATGGTTTAGAGTAAAAGTAACTAACGACCCTACAAGTTTTTACGATTGGGATTTTTGGGATTTCTACAACTATTTATGGGATGGTGTTTTAGTGACAGCAACCCGAAGTACATATGGGGCAAATCCAGAAGAAATCTACAGTGCCTATATTGGAACAAATAAATTTATTGTTGATGACATTTTGCCATTTTCTATAGGAAACTATGAATATTCTGTAAATTCTGATATTAGATGGCAGGGCGTAATACCAACTACTGCCTAATATGGTATACTTATGGTTATGGATTCATTAATTAACCCTGAAACTGGGCAACCAATTGTAAAAAATGTTAGACGCCAAGTCATTGATAAGATGTATGACTGGGGACTTTACGTTTATAAGAAGTCTGATGGTAAATGGTTTACTGACGGGACAGGATCTGTATTAAATATCCCAGCAATGAAAAACGATATTGGAAGAATTTCAGAATTAAAAAAAGCAGCCATGCACTACGGTGATGATGGCCAAGGTACAGCAGTATTTGTTCCAGGATTGACAAGAGTTTCTGAAGAAGAATATTCTGAGCAGGTTGATAGGTTTAAATCTGGTTTGATTCCATCTATGAATGATCTTGGCGCAGTACAAGCAGCAAAAGATACGATTGCCCTTTATGGAGATGAAGAATAATGGAAGAAGAAAAAGAATATTTTGTTGGGGCAAGAATAGACCAACTATCTGAAGAGATAAATAGGTTTCAAGAACTAGATCCCTTTAATAAGTCCTGGGATGAAATAAAAAACTTTAATGGCCTAGATGCTAATTTTAAACGTAGGTCTCAGAGAATTGTAAAGCAAGAAGTTACGGATGCATATCTTGAATCTGCTTCTGCAGGAAAAGTTGGTATAAGTGGTGCCAAGTCTAAAGAAATTAATCCAGGAAGTGTTTTTAGAAATGCCTACGGATTATTTGATGTAATTACCCCGCCATGGAATGTTTATGAGTTGGCAAACTACTATGATACATCTTTTGCTAATCACGCAGCAATTGATGCTAAAGTGGAAAATATTGTAGGTCTTGGATATGACTTTGAAATATCTCCAAGAACAATGCTTAAACTTGAGGCATCAACTGATAGCGGTGCAACAGACCGTGCTCGCAAAAGAATTGAAAGAGCAAAGATAGAGGTAAGAGATTGGCTTGAATCTTTAAATGATGATGATTCATTTACTTCGACAATGGAAAAAGTTTATACTGACCTTGAGGCAATTGGAAATGGTTATCTAGAAATAGGAAGAACAACACGTGGAGATATTGGATATGTTGGACATATACCAGCAACAACAATGCGTGTCAGACGATTAAGAGATGGATATATCCAAATAATTGGAAATAAAACTGTATATTTTAGAAATTTTGGGGCAAAGAATCAAAACATGATTACTGATGATCCAAGACCAAATGAGATTATACATTTTAAATCATACTCACCATTAAATACATTTTATGGTGTTCCAGATGTAATGTCAGCAGTTTCTTCTCTTATTGGAGACGCACTTGCTTCTCAATACAACATTGACTACTTTAGCAATAAGGCTGTGCCAAGATATGTTGTAACTTTAAAGGGTGCAAAACTATCTGCTGATGCAGAAGACAAAATGTTCCGTTTTCTACAAACAAGTCTAAAGGGGCAGTCTCATAGAACTCTTTATATACCGCTTCCTGGAGATAGTGATACAAACAAAGTTGACTTTAAGATGGAGCCAATTGAAAATGGTGTTCAGGAGTGTTCTTTTGAAAAGTATAGAAAACAAAATCGTGATGATATTCTTGTAGCACACCAAGTCCCACTCTCAAAACTTGGAGGATCAGATTCATCTGCCATTGCAGCAGCATTAGCACAAGATCGTACATTTAAAGAACAGGTTGCTCGTCCAGCACAGGCTCAACTTGAAAAGATGATTAATAAAGTTGTTCGTGAAAAAACAGACATATTAGACTTTAAGTTTAATGAACTTACATTAACTGATGAAATTGCTCAATCTCAGATACTTGAAAGATATGTCAAGAATCAGATTATGGTTCCAAATGAAGCACGTCAGATCCTTGGCCTATCTCAAAGAGATGGTGGAGATGATCCGTTAGATCTAAAGCCACAGCAGGCTGCGGAAGCAACCGCTAATCGTTCAAGAGACTCAGAAAGAACAAACAATAATTCTGACAGCCCCTCAACAGTATCTGGTAGAAACCCAAAGGGAGAAGGCAGAAAACTTGATGAGTTGTCTGATTTGTCCGAATAGTAAGATATTGCAAAAAAGGGGTTTATAATATAATGGTGAGCAGCATATCCAAAGCCCATTGGAATTCAGATGGGGAAAATCTACGTCTTTCAATGCCTTTGACAAAGGTTGATGAACAACGTCGAATAGTTTCAGGATTTGCCTCTTTAGATAACCTAGATAAACAAATGGACATTGTTACATCAGAAGCGTCAATGAGCGCTTTTGCAAAGTTTCGTGGTAATATTAGAGAAATGCATCAGCCATCTGCAATTGGTAAAATGGTAGATTTTAAAGAAGATAAATATTTTGATCCAGAAACAAAGAAATTTTATTCTGGTGTTTTTGTTTCTGCATATATTTCAAAAGGTGCCCAGGATGCTTGGGAAAAGGTTCTGGATGGAACGTATACTGGTTTTTCAATTGGCGGAAGAATGAACAAATGGGATGATGGATATGACGAAAAGTCAGATTCACAAATTAGAATTATTAAAGAATATGATTTAGTTGAATTGAGTCTTGTAGATTCTCCAGCAGATCAATTTGCAAATATTATGTCTGTTGAAAAAGTTAATGGATTAGATGTTGTAAAAGGTGATGAAACTATTTTAGAGAATGTTTTTTATGATAAAGAATCTGGCATTGTTATGGTTTCAGAAAATGAATCTGAGGTTAGCCCAACCACAGGAATCGAAATGGAAAACATAGGGTTCGTTGAAAAAACGGATAATGAAAAAGTTACAATGATAAAATTCTTAGTTGATAGTGCTAAAGGCATTAATACTTCTAAGATTAACAAGGAGGTAGAACCTATGACAAAAGCAACAAAGAAGGCATCAGAAGAAATTATTGAAAAAACTGACGTCGTAGTTGAAGAAGTCCAGGTCGCTCCAGAGGTTGATGCCGTAGTTGAATCACCAGCAGAGGAAGTTGCAAAAACTGATGAAGTTCAAGCAACAGAAGAAATTGTGAAGTCTGAAGAGACTCCTGCAGTTATTGTTGAAGAAACTACTACAGAGGTATCTAAGTCAGATGATGTAATTGAAACAATTACAGAGATCAAGAATACTCTAACATCCGCCTTTAGCGATCTAGTAGCAACAGTCAAGTCTTTGCAGTCTGAAGTGGAAGCACTTAAGATTTCAAAAGTTGACGTTGAAGTAGCAAAAGACTCATTTGAAGCAGTTGCAAAAGATATTGCATCAGCAACAGATGTATTTAATGAATTTGGTAAGCGTGTAGAACTTGTAGAGCAAGATACTGCTTTCCGAAAGTCTGGCGATCTCGGAGAGATTGTAC